ACGACGATATTGAGTGCCACACAGACAGCAGAGAAGCGCGAATCGTTACAAAGGTGGCGTGAACGAGAGGGAGCTGAGAATGCAGCGCGGATCGTTGAGCAATCAGGTGCAAGAGGTACAGCGATGCACAAGATTCTAGAGAAATGGGTATTGGGTGAAGGTTACATGGACATGACAACTGTAGGCCAAGAAGCACACAACATGGCTAAACAAGTTATTGAACAGGGTCTTTGTAATGTCTCAGAATATTTTGGATCAGAAGTAACTTTATATTATCCTGGACTGTATGCAGGACAAACAGATTTAGTTGGTTTACATAAAGGTGATCTAGCAGTAATAGACTTTAAACAGACTAACAAACCAAAAAGACGTGAGTGGATTGAAGATTATTGTATACAGTTGGCAGCCTATACAATGGCACATAACTTTGTACATAAAACTAACATATCAAAAGGTGTAATCATGATGTGTAGTAAAGACAACTTTTATCAAGAGTTTATCATAGCCGGACTCGAGATGAAAAAGTATATGCACCAATGGCTAAAAAGAATAGATCAATACTATGATGAAATGAAAGGAAAAGATTAATGAGTTTAAGATTAAGAGACTTGCAACAAATTTTAGGTAAATTTACTGATGGTAATAAAGGCACTGCTATATCTGATTGTTTTATTTATATGGAAAATGACCAAGGTGGATTGAGTGAGATTGGTAAGATAGAGTTACAAGAGAGCAGGTTGATAGGTAAGGTAAATAGCTCAGCAGCCTGGCGTGTGGTCCTTAAAAAAGACCAGAAATACACATACCTACAGTCCACAACCTATAAACAGACATAGAATGTGGCATAAATGTGGCAAGTTCTGTGCCAACATAAGAGATATTTCTGAGCATTTATTTTTTTTGGTGATAGCAAAAGTTTTCGGTGGCACAGTGGCACAAGGGGTATTTTTGGACTATAAGCGTTGGTATAAGCGAATAATAGCTGTGCCAAGACAGATTTTTACGGTGGCACAGGTGGCACAGTATACAAAGTTGGTATCCCGCGCGCGAGACTTTTTTGGTTTTTGTGAAAACAAATATGCCCCAAAATATCTCTTATATGTTAAAACAAGGTATGAAACGTAGGAAGAAATCTAAATATAAATATGCAGTCATAGGTAAGAAGAAGTATTACTTCTACAAGATAGTCTGGGTCGATCCTTGCGGCGATGCAGGCCATGCAGATGTGGATGAAATGAAGAAGTTATTACCAGCTACAATGGTATCACAAGCATATATCTTTGATAAGAATAAGAAATATGTTTGGACTTTTGCTTCGTATGATACTGAGTCTGCAGTATTTTCAGATAGGAATTGCTTTCCTCGTAGTATAATATCTAAGATGGAGAAGATAAGAATATGAAAAGAAAAACAAGGTTTACCCTTAGACTCAACAGCATAATAAAAAGGTGTAGAGAAGAAGGTAAATGGGACTTACTATCAAGACTGGCATACAAATATGGTATCGTAATAACAGGAGATAAATATTATGACTTTTGATTATAAGAAATATGTAGATAAATTTCACCAATGGCACCTATTATACAGAACAGAAATAGTTTGTTTTGTGTGTGGATTCCTACTTGGTGTAATAGTTATATGAAAAATAAAACCTTGACTAAAAACATGCCAAACGTAAAATGGCATGCTATACCGCCTGTAAAAGGGCCTGACTCACAAGGAGTAAAATATGGAAATAATAAGAAAAACCCTAGCTTTAATAAAAAGCCTTTGGGTAAAAGTAAATGAGTTCTTTAATCGGATACAGGGTGCTGTTCTATTTCTGATTTTGATTGTGACTCTTCTGGACTAATATCAATTAAATTTTTATGATCATCAAGAATCTTAGCCATTTTGGCTTCAAGTTCTTTCTCTGACATATTATCTAGATTACCAGACAATATAAGTTTTTGATCTACGTAAAGCCCTCCAGCTTTACCACGTGCTACCTCTGCGTTTATTGCTGCAGACCATGCACCTTTCTTCATTGCGTCATCTCTAAGTTTAGCAAGTTCACCTAGATGTCTTCCTAAATCAACTTGATACTTCTCTTGTATCTCACGTCTAAGTTCACCAATATATTGCACAACCAAAGGAGATATTCTTGGATTACGTAATTCAGATGCAGCTTGTCTAGGCCTTGTCTTATAGCCAGCTTCATATGCACACTCAGATGCACTCTTTCTGCCTTCATTGTAGACCAAAAGCTCTGCAAATTTCATCTGTTTTTCTGTTAATTGTCTAGGTAAACCCATTATTGACATATATCGTACTCTAGCGTACAAGTCAATTTATGAAGACTATTATATTTATATTAACTTTATTTGGTGCATCAGCAGATAAAAATATTGATGCAACTAGCATGATTGTGAACAAAGCAATCAAAGGTGTGTACGATGAAAGCAGAGACAAAACTATGGAAACTTTTGTCCAAAAATACCCCGAAAATAAGTTGGACTAGACTCGAATCTTGGGCGTCTTTTGGTGTACCAGATTTGCTTGGTTACCACGATATGTGCGGATTTTTTATGGTTGAGCTTAAAGTTACAAAGTCTCACAAAGTATCATTTTCACCACATCAAAAACTATTTCACATGACCAGAACAAAGCGTAATTTTATCCTGCTCCAAGACACCTCTCTTGGAGCCATAAAACTTTATGAGAGTAAATCTATCCACGGTCTGTTGATAGATCATAGGGAAACACCTTCCCTCACAAACAATAATTGGGAGCACGTTCAGCGCTTGTTGCTTGACGTTCCGCTTGACGCTTAGGGCTGGTCGCTTGACGCTTGTGGCTTGGCGCTTATCGCTTGGCGCTTGGCGCCTTTCACGAACCGTGCTGAGTTCTCTGCGTTGAGCATGTCGCTTGACGCTTGACGCTTAACCCACCTAACCGGGTACCCATTCGCTCTGCACCATTCGTTGTGCAGGATCTCAATCTGTGGTGAATCTTTAATGCTTGCCATATTCTACGTTCTTAATGTCTCTGTTCCAGCACGCCCTACAATCGCCACATTTGCCGCCTTGATCAGGTGCGGGGCAGCTCCTGCTGCTTGATCCAACTGTCGACGTCCATGGCCAGAAGCTCACAGGGCCCTGGTCCACCATGTGTGACGACATCCTAATTATTAAATTTGACGGAACTGTGGCAGGGTCCACAAGCTTCAAGTATTGCGCTTCGCGCGTCGGCATCCAGTGCTTGGTGTCCGGGGTCAACCTGCAAACCTCGAAAATTTTCTTTAAGTGCTCTAAGCTCTGAAGGTCCCCAGCGTCATGCCATCTGAAATAAGCTTGTCGCTTCACCTGTGCGACCATAGCCCGGACCCAGTCAGGGTGACTGATCGCCTTAAGTCTCACGTATTGAGCTGCCTTGATGGCCGGGTAACGTGTATAATTTCCCTTCAGTGCATAGCAACCAGCACAGACGCTGCCAGGGATCTTGCGCAGCTTCGCGCCAGTCTTACACTCCCATGCGGGCAGACTGTAAGACAGGCCAGGCATCTTGCTGGTTCTTGTCATCGATCCGGTTATTTGTTTTGCCTCTTCTATTTTCATATTATCCTTTCTGTTATTTTCCCATACTAGCTTGTCGCTTGTCGCTTGTCAAGCTTGGAGCTTGTAGCTTGTCGCTCGGGCGTTTTGACTGCGCTCTCGACTGACCCCGAGCTTGCTGCCTCCTTCTGCTCCCGCGATTCGCGTTTCTTACCCTCGCTAAGCAGACCAGGAAGCGTTGGCCAAGAAGCCAGCCGCGTTATTTAACGGAGCTTGCTCCAGCTAACTTGACCCCAGATCCAAGTTTTCAGTGCACTTTTCTAAACGTCGAATTCACTTGGATCAGGGCTCAAGCTTGTAGCTTAGAACTATTCTAAACTAGTCAACCTTGTAGGTGTGCGTAGGCGACCCCTCTCCCCTAGCTAGATGGAGGGACGTTCTGAATTGACACCACGACCTATGCTATAGAGTTTAAATTCCTCACTCCAAACAAGGTTGGCTACTTTAGAATTATTCTAAACAAGCATTTACATAATCATTATACTCGTGTTCACATTGGGCTTTATACTCCTCTTTGTTACTCGCTTTTGAGTTGCATATTCTCCAATGCTCATCAGCGTAATATTCTGCCGTATCACGACTAGGAAATTTTTTTAATTTCCTGTTGATTGCGTCTATCCTTTTATCTTGCCATGTTTTTTTATTTACTTTCATACTTGACAATATAATACATCTGGGATAATATGTCAAGTAATATTAACCAAAAAAAAGAAAGGAAAATATGCAAAAAGTTCGTATGAACACCGAATACAGAAACAAGTTATACAATCGTATAAAAGATGTATTCGAGAAAGAGGACACTCAGGAACGACAAGCATTTATGGAGGCTAGAGAAAGTTTCAATGAAATGCAAGGACATGCTTTTGATGTTGCAAAAGCAGTTGTCAATAGGTCTTATCCTAGTGAAGATGTTGCTGTATTAAGACAATTCAAAAAGAAATATGGCGACCCATGTGATGTAGTTGCAAAAGATAAATGCTTTTACTTTTCACATAACGAGGACACAGACGAAGATGGCGACCAAAAAGAAACTAAATCACATTTTGATTTTGGTTTATTTGGTAATCTTAATGGTAATGAGTATGGGGGTGATGAAGATTGTGATCACTTTGCCCACGCATATTATCGTGAGGAGTTAAAAGCTAATGGTTGCAATCCAGATATAATTCCACAGCAATCTGGTAAAGACAGCAATCCACATAAGACCAAACACATAGAGGCGAACAATAAGTTTCTAGGTAAAGGTCGTTATGGCGATAATGAAATTGGCTTGACTAAAGATTATAATAATAATTTTTATCTTGATGTCATTGGAACAAGTCATTGTCGTTCAAGAGCAATCCCTTGTACAAAAGATGAGTACAATATCTTTTTGGCATGGCGAACAGCTAAAGCAAGTGTTGTCGCAACACATCAAACTTGGATTGATAGCATTATGAAACAAGCCGACCAATTAAAAATCGGATTGAAAGCATATCGTTATTTATCTGAGGGTATTGAGTTAGCAAAACAATTAGGAATAGAAGTTGAAGAGGCTGAGTTGATTAGAACAAACTCTACTGGTTTAACAATCTATAATCCTGAAAACTTAGCCAACTTAATCAAGGGCATGAAAAACAAAAATGTATCTCGTGCCGATAAGATTAAGGCAAGACTAGAATACGAAAAACAAGCTGTAAATTAGGGCTTGACAATGTATGGGATATATGATAATATCCCATACATTAACAACAACGAAAGGAAAATATGTACCTAGTAATATCAAGACTAACTTTTAACCACAATGAAGATAGCTATCATGTAGAGGCACAAGACAAAGACCTTGATATGATACATAAAAAGTTAAAAGCTCTTAAACTGTTAAACACAGATGAGGACAAAACTTTTCACCCTCTATTTATAGATGTAGAGGCAACAAAAAAACTACAAGACCAAATATAAGTCTTGACAATATCTGGGATATGTGATAATATCCCAGATATAACAGAAAGGAAAATATGTTTTATATAACTTACTATGCAAAGAAACACGGAAAGTTTATCACTAGAAAAGGTCAGTATGATAAACCAGACGGAACGAAAGGAAAATCTTTTACATCTAAAAATGGTGTACCATGTTTAGTGTATTGGGATTTGGATAATGATGGTTGGCGTATGGCTGTCGGAGAGGCGAGGGTCAGAACATGAGTGAAACTATTGCGAGACTTCTTATGGTCTTGATTGGTTTTGTTGTTGCTATGCTTGGCGTAATTTACGCCATGCATACCGATGACTTATATCTCGGTATATTAATCGCAAGTGGTGGTGTTGGCTCAATGATGATAGGATTACCATCATGAGTTCACATGTATGGTGTCACGGTCCGAACTGCCATACCTATTCAACAACGGACAGAGTTCGAGGAACTAAAGGTTCTAAGGTTTTAAGAACGAGGAAAGTAAAAATACATAACCCTAATTATATACATATGTATTCTTATTTTTGTAGTCAGGGTTGTTATAATGAATTTGCAAATAAATATGTGCAACAAATCATTCGGATTGCACCACGTACCGAGCCTCTTGAAACACCGATTGAGGATCCCAAAAAAGAAACAATCCAAAGTAATTGGGGTGATTATTCATACACACGGACGGTAATAAACAAGGTTGACAGCGTGAGTTAATTGTGATATAATCCCACACATAAACAGAAAGGAAAATATGCCGTTGACAGTTAAGAACCTAGCAGAGACAGTTGATAACAACGACTACACAAGACGTAATAGATTCACTGGGGAATCTATTGAACTAACAAAGGAAGAGGCAGAGAAACATGACAAGATCTTTTATCATGAGGCTCTTGCTACTTTAGAGGATAAAGAACTAGGCACAGGTGCGAGTAAGCATTGGGGTAAAATGCGAAAGCTTTTGAACTGGTTTATGAAGAATAACGCGAAAGCGTATATGGTGCTTTTGGACTAACATATTTTCCCAGATAGTCAATAGACTATGTGTCCAAAATGGGTCGGCCCTAACGGG